CAGCCTGAACCCTTGCCCACACGATAAACGCCCCCCCCCGCCGTCATTCCCGCGCAGGCGGGAATCTTGTTGGGTATTCAGAAACGATTGTAAAAACTGTTGTTGTAGGTCGGGCATTTATGCCCGACACTTAGAATACACCGCGCCTAAAAATGTCAGGCATAAATGCCGACCTACCTGCAAAGGTTTCTATCTAGCAATGCTTAACAAACGGTGTGTGGCAAAGCCATACACCCTATGCCGATTGAAATAAATGTTAATTAAATAACGGCTCGCTTGCGGCAGCCTGATTGGATGATGATGAAGAAACCTAAAATTGCGGTGATTGGCGCAGGCTGGGCGGGGTTGTCCGCCGCCGCGCATTTGGTTGAACACGCAGACGTGGCGTTGTATGAAGCGGGGCGTGTGGCGGGCGGGCGCGCGCGCGGCGTGTCCGGCGATGCGTTTTCGTTTTTGGACAACGGGCAGCATTTGCTGATTGGGGCGTATCAGGGCGTTTTCAGGCTGCTGGATAAGGCGGGGGCGGATTGGCGCGGGCATTTTTTCCGTCAGCCGTTGCGCTGGTATTTGCACGATGGTTTGCGCTTTGAGGCGGCTTGGTCGCTGCCTGCGCCGTTGAATTTGCTCACGGGGCTGTTGCGCGGGGAAAATGCGTCGCTGGGGGAAAAAACGGCGCTGGTGCGGCAGTTGAAACGTTTGCAGTCGCATCATAAGCGGCATCTGCCTGACCAAAGCGTGCAGTCGTGGCTGGATGCGCAGGGGGTGTCGCGCAAATGGCTAGCGGAATTTTGGCAGCCGATGGTGTGGGGGGCGCTGAATACGCCGTTGGAGGAGGCGAGTTTGAATGTGTTGTGCGCTGTGCTGGCGGACGGGGTGTGGGCGCAGTGCGAGTTGAGCGATTATTTTGTGCCGAAGGTGGATTTGACGCGGGCGTTTGCCGCGCCGGTTGTGGCGTATTTGCAGCGGCAGGGGGCGGCTTGGCTGCCCAATCAGCGGGTGAGGCGGGTGTTGCTGGATAATCGGCGCGGGGTGCGCGTGGATGGGGAGCGGTTTGACGGGGCGGTGGTTGCGACCGCGCCGTATCATGTGGCGGGCGTGTTGCCGCCGTCGCTGGGCGAGGAGGTGCGCTTGGCGATTAGGGATTTGACGTATTACCCGATTACGACGGTGTATTTGAAATATGGGCGCGCTTTCAGGCTGCCTGCGCTGATGACGGGCTTTGCGGAGGGGACGGCGCAATGGTTGGTTGACCGCCGCCGTTTGACGGGGGCGAATGAGATTGCGGCGGTGGTGAGCTTGTCGCACCGCATCCGCGCCACGCCGCTGCAATGGGCGCAGCGCGTGCATCGGGATGTGCTGCGGGTGTGCCCTGATGTGGGCAAGCCTGTGGCGTGGCAGGCGATTACGGAAAAGCGGGCGACGATTGCTTCGCGGGTGGGGCGTGTTGTGCCTGCGCAAGATGGGTTGAATCGGTATGCGATTTGGTTGGCGGGGGATTGGTTGCATCCGCGCTATCCTGCGACTTTGGAAGCGGCGGTGCAATCGGGCGAGATGGCGGCGCAGGCAGTGTTGGAAAGGTTTGCGGCTGGGGGTGAGGCAGCCTGAAAATGTGGCGGCTGCGCAAAAGGACGGTCGGGTTAAACGCCATCTTGGTTCGGGTTGCGCCGGCAGCGCGGTGAACCGAGACGGTGTTGTTTCGTTTGGTATTAGGGCAGCCTGAGAACGGGATTTGGCTTTGTTGGAACTCGTTTCGCTTGTTTTCAGGCTGCCTTTAATCGTTCCGATTATTGAACCGCTTGTTGAAACCCTTTAAGAAAAACCCACCCCACCCAGCAAGATAAACGGGATAAAGCGGGATAAATCAAAACAAAGCGGGATAGCAATTTGCAACATCGTTTCACATTATGCAACAAAAAGCGGACTGAAATATGTCCGCTTTTTGTCGGCGTGGCGAGATTATACACCGTGGGCAAGGGCATCTCGGGCAACGTCCAGTATGCGGGTTGCGCCGCCTGCTTGCAGTTCGCCGTTGGCATTGATGGGGAGATAGGGTCGGGCGGGAATGGTTACGGATTGCTTGCGGGCGAAGCGTCCGTTGCCCAGCGGTATCATCAAGTAGGGGGCATTTTGGGCGTGGATGTCGCCACCGATGTGGTGGATGGCGGCGTAGATTTTGTTGCTGCCGATTTGGGCGCGCTGGTTGGTGGCTAGCGTGTGGATGCTGGCGGCGAGTTGTCCGCTTAATTGCAGGATTTTGCCGCCACGATGGGTAGGCTGCCACGGTTCGTTGCCCCAGCTTTCGCGCTCGAAGTTGTCTTCGGTCATGCTGAGCAACTCGGCGGCGATGCCTTGCATCATGGGCTGGCGGTGCTGGATGTTTCTCAATAGCTGGTTAAGCCCGCGTTCTACGTCTTGGCTGTTTAAGCTGATGGTCAGCATCAATCTCTCCTATTCTCTCAACCCCAACAACTCCGCCACCCATTTCAACTGCGCCAGCGTGAGCGCGTTGCGGAATTTCTCCTGCTTCATCATTTCTTTCACGGCGACTTTGGCAAGTTCGGGTGGGACGGCTTGGGCTTTTTCTACTGCCATTCGTGCGGTGCGTTGCAGAAAGGTTTTGCCTTGGTTGGCGTTGAAGCCTGCGCTGGGGGCGGCGAATGTGCCGTCGGGCAGCCTGAAACCCGTACGGCGGGCGTAGCGCTCCTCGCCTGTGGCGGGGTTTGTGCCGATGTCCACAATGATGCTTTCCAACTTGGGCGAGGGCTGCACCAACGCCGCGCCTCGGCTGCGTGATAAGGGACGCACACGGCAACGGCAGCGGTAGTCCAGCGGCGGATAGAGTGTATCCCACACGGGGTCGTCGGCGGCGAATACTTGCCCGTGCAGCTTGCGGTGGGCTTCGCGCACTTTGCCGTCGTTCACGGTTACATACTGCCAATAGGGATGCGTGGCGGTGGCGGCGCTCATTTCGGCGTAGCGCCCCGCCATATAGGCGGATTGCAGGTTGGTTTGGTAAATGGTTTTCAGACGGTGCGGTGTGCCGAGCATCACCGTTTGCTCTTCGCCCGTGTCGGGGTTGGGCACGGTTTGCCGCCCTACCCAGCCTTTCTTTTCCAGCACGGGCATCAGATCGCGTTTGAAGTCGTCAAACGTCTGCCCTGTTTCGGCGGCTTTGAGCACGGCTTGATAGATGTCGTGGGCAACGTCCATTTCGGCGCTTTTGGCAACGGTAAAGGCGGAAACGTGGGCATCGTCCAGCATATCCTGCCAGTCCCAGCTTTCGGCGACGCGCTTTTGTTTGAGATAGGCGATGGCGTTTTCAGGCTGCATTTGGAACAGTGCGGCGATTTCGGTTTGGTTCATGGCTTAACCCTCTGCCAATTCTGCCTGCGCTTCCAACCGTCCGACCACATCGGCAAGGAAAATCAGCCGCGCCAGTTCGTTCTGCATGGCGGTATCGTCCCAGTCGGGATAGCTGTCGGCAAGCTGCTGCAAGACGGTTTCGGGCGTTGCGCCGTGTTTCAGGCTGCCTATCAGTTCACGGGTTACATCGGGCGGATTACTTTTCAGACTGCCTGAAACGGCGGTTTCCATGATTTGCGGAATGTCTGCCGCTTGGCTGTATTCATGGTGATGATGTTCGGCGAAATCTGCGTTTTCAGGCTGCCTGTCGGTCGGCAGCAAATCGCCGTCTTGGAAACCGTAGGCGCGGGCAAAGTATTCATTGCTGAACCGTGCGCCGATTTGATGCAGGTGGTAGTCGCGCTGGGCTAACTCGGTTGAACCATATTCTTCGGCTTCATACAACACAAATTTGGGGCGGGTGACATCGCCGAAATTGAGTTCGCAAATCCAGTCAATCAACTGATTGATGGCGGCGGCAACCAAGCGGCTGTCGCTGTCGCGAATATCGTCGGTTACTTCCAGCCCTGCCGTTGCGCTGGCGTGGTTGGTGTTGGCTTCGGTGGTTTGGTCTTGCCCGAGCAGGGCGATGTTGATTTCGCTGCGGCAATAGCGAATAAGCTTGTCGTAGGCATCTACCGAAGCGGCTTTGCCGCTGGCTTCGTGGATTTCTACGCTGCTGTCGCTGGGGATTGTGCCAACGGCGTTGCCGAGCAGGGCTTCTAGTGCGTCCAAGAGTTTATTGGTGTCGGCATCGGTGTTGCTGCGCGGTTCTTTGCCGATGAGCCACGGGCTGCCGTATTTTTGCGTGAATTCCGCCCAAAATTTCAGCCCTGCGCGCTTGAAGGTTACCGCCCAAAACACCAAGCCCAAATCGCCCAAGCCGTAGGGGTTGGCGTAGCTGGCTTCCTGCGTGGGGCAAAGAAATTTGTAGGCGGGCAACGGCTCGCGGCTGGCTCCGTTTTGGTGGAAATAAAGCTGGGCATCGTCGTCAAAGCCGAACCATTCGGGCGGCTTGGCGATGATGCGTTCAGGCAGCCATAAGCTGCCTTGTTGCCAAATGATTTCTATCGGCTGATAGCCAAACAAGGTGGCGTTCAAGATGTCTTTAATCAGGCGGTCTAGGTCGTAGGCGGCTAGGGCAGCCTGAATGGTGTCGCGCACGTTTGATGGCACATCGTCGCCGTCCAACCGCCATTGCAGCCGCGCCACGGCGGCTTTGCGGCGGCGCACTTGTCCGCCCACCAATGGATCGCGCAGAAGCTCGCGGTACACGTCTATCTGCCGCCCCATTTTGCGCAGTATCGGGTCGGGATTAGGCAGCCAGCCGTCAAAACCACCCATGCCGAAGTGGGAGAGTACGGCGATTTGGCTGGATAGTTGCTCGGCTGTGGGGGCGATGGTGCCGTGCGGGGTTTTGAGTTTGATATGTGGTTTCATAAATTAGAGCCTGCCACGGTTTCGTATGTTTGATAAAAGTCGTTTTGAATTAGGCGACCGCAGCTATATAGCGAGTTAATCAGTTTTCTGCGGTGGTATCCTGTGCCAAATTTTTCCAACAGCATCAACGAAGGCGTAGCGATGATGACAAAACCCAATCCAAATAGACGTAGAATCAGCAAGGTGCTGAATATCAAAAAGGCGGCAACAAAAACGACTACGATATAAGGCAACCCAATGAGAAACAGGACTTGATTGGTGGTTTTGGTATGCATATTTTTTCCTTTAATAGCCATTAGTTAATCGGTTTTGGCGGCGCACCGCGCGGCTGGCAACGCGCACCGCGCCGATATTGAGTTCACGGCTGGCGTAGTGTGCCAAAACCAGCGCAATCGCTGTGTCGCCGTGGCGTTTGTTGCCGTCTTGCCCGCGCGTGCGCGTGTCGGGAATGCGTGGCACGCCTTTGACCAATTCAAAGGCGCGTAGGTCGGTCAAGATGTCTTCATCGCGTGGCAATTTATCCAGCGTGCCGTCTTCCAGCGCGGCTTTAAATGGCGCGGTGTGGGCGCGATACCAGTTTTCCGACAGCATTACGGCTTGCACGCGGTCGCCGCCGAACTGGTCTTGCATGGCTTCGGCGAGATACTGCCCGTTGCCGCGCGCGTCAAAAGCTGCACCGAGCAGATTGGGCAAGCCTGCCAACAGATAGGCGCAGATTTGCTCTTGCTGTTTAAACGGCATATTGCCCAGTTCCAAAATAAACGGTGTGTAGAGATTAAGATTTTGCTGGCGGATTAACGGCACAATCGCGCTGCGGTCGCCGTTGCGGGCGAAATCCACGCCAACAAAGCTGTGGCGGGTGTTGTCCAACGCGGCTAACAGCGGTTTCAGGCTGCCTGAAAGCCAGTCCGCCACTTCGGCGGCGCGTTGGTGTTCGGGCAGTAGCGCAAAATCATCTGTTTGGTCGTAGCGCAGCACAGGCGTGTAGGGCGACATTCGGCTCTCTATCAAAGCGCGATTCAGCCATTTGCCACCGCCGTTTTTGGGGATGCAGTCCAACTCTTCCGCCGCGTCTTCGCCGTAGCTGGCGCGGATTTCGGCAACCCATGCGGCTTCGCCTTCGGCTGTCCATTCTATGCCGCGCCGCAGGCAGATGCGTTTGTATAAGCCGTCTGCGAGCGCATCGTCAAAGGTGATGCGGTGGACGGCGTAGGGCTTTTTGCCTGCGCGGCAGTCGGTAATCAGCTCGTTGAACGGGTTATCTACGCCGTCATGGGTGGAGATGATGTGCACCTGCCCGCCCCACATCAGTAACGCCATTGCGGCTTTAAGTAGCTCGGGCAAGTCGTCATGGAACGCGGCTTCGTCAATAATCACGCGCCCTTGTTTACCGCGCAGGTTGTTGGGACGGCTGGACAGCGCGGTGATGCGCCAGCCCGACGCGAAGCGAATCACAAACGCCAACACCGCCTGCTTGTCGTTGCCATCGGCAAATACTTCTTCCGTCTCTTCCACTTCATCTGCTGCCAAGCCGTAGAACTTCGCCCAGTTGCCGCAATCGTGGATAAATTCCAACGCCATGTCTTTGTTGTAGCCGATGTACCAAACGTTCATGCCGCTGGTTTGCGCCGCCAGCAAGGCACTATCCGCCGCTTCGCCCCAGCTTAAACCGATACGGCGCGATTTTTCGCATACTTTCACATACGCGGGGTCGGCAATCCAGCGTTGCTGATAAGGCAGCAACACCATCGGCGTGCGGTTATCGTTGGGCGGATTATGGTTTTCAGGCTGCCTGAAATTGTTTTTTTCGGTCATACCGCAATCCCCAAAATCTGTTTGCGGATTTGCTCGGCGGTGTCGTGCGACAGCCCGCCTTTTTTTATCGCTTGCGCCACTTCATCAGCGGTGGCTTGGGCGCGGGCTTTGACTTTGCCTTGATACTCTTTCAGCCGCGTGCTAGCGGAAATCAGCCCCGCGATGCGTTTTGCGCCTTCGCTCATCAGGTCAAACCGCTCCATCGGCGGCAGCTCTTCATCGGGCAGCTCACCGATTTGCACCAGCGCGTCAAACAGCTCGGTCTGCACCATTGCCATCAGGGCTTCGCTGCGGGTATCGCCTTCGTCTGCCGCGCCTTCGGCAATCAGCCGCGCCGCTTCGGTGCTGGCTTTGATGCTGGCAAAACGCCGTTCCACCTTTTGCCCATAGCGGTGCACGGCGGAACGGCTGATTTCGTAGCCCTGCGCGCTCAGCCAGTCTGCCAGCGCGGTGTAGTTGGCAAAGCCGTTTTCGGACAGCTTGCGCTCCAAACTGTGGCGCACGGCTTCGGGCAAGGCATCTATGCTGCTGCGGCGTGCCATGTTAGCTCTCCCAATATTTCGGCGGGCGGGCGATGCCTGCTTCGCACTCAATGGTGTATTCAGCGATGTCCACGCCGAGGCGGTTTAAATCGGCAAACCACATTCCGCTGGGCTGTTTGGTGAGCACCAACAGGCGGCGGTCTTTCAGATAATCTAACTGCTGGCGCAATTCCATGGCGGTGGCATCGGGATAAATCCCGCGCATCACGTCCAGCAAAAACACTTCGCTGGATGTGTAGGGGCGGGCTTTGTTAAGTGTGTTGATGATGTGCCAGCGCATGCCTTCGCGGCGTGCTTTTTCGTTCATGATTTTTTCACGCTTTCTATTTTGTAAAGGTCGGTTAGGGTTTTGTGGATGCCGTCCATTTTGGCTTCTAACACGGCTTGATTGCGAATGTAGTCATCGCGCAGCACATATTCGCGCGGCAGGGCGGCTTTGAGCGCGGCGAGTTCTTGACGGATTTCGTCGCGCTCACGGGCGGCTTCGCGGTTGGTGTCGGAAATGGTTTTGACCCAAAACCACAGCGCGGCGGTGAGCATACTGGTTAAGCCGCCGATTAAGGTTTCTACGTTGAGCGGGTTCATGGTGTGTCCTTTGCGTTCAGGCTGCCTTGCTGCTGGCGATACCACGCCTGCCAGCCTGAAACCTGTGCGGCGAGTTTTTGGCAATACGCGCCATAGCGCACCGCGTGGTCTAGCAAATGTTGGGGTGAGCCGCTGGCGGGACGCTCGGGGCGTTCATGTTTTGCCAGCAGCTCGGTAGACACAGGCGGGATTTCAGGCTGCCTAATCGGCGGCGTAGCCAAAGGCGCGGTTGTAGAGGTGCAGGCTGTGGTTGCCAATGCCGTTGTAAACAGTAGTGCCTTGATTGTCTTGATTCGTGGCATGGGGGATTTCCTTGTTCAGTTCGTGTTGCCGTTGTTCTAATTGGGCGCGGGTGGCGGCAAGCTGCTCGCCTTGCTGCTGCGCCCATTGCACCGCTGCTTGCTGTTTTGCCAGCGCATCCGCCAGCGCGGCAGAATGCGCCTGCTGGGCTTTGAGCTGCTCGGCGGCGTATTGGTTTTTCAGCAGCAGGGTTGCCGCGCGGCATGATGTTTGCGCGATTGCCCAGCCTGCCCATGCGGATGCGGCGCACGCCAGCACAAAACCCACGCAGGCAGCCTGAAACTTGTATTTATTCCAGATTTTCAGCATCGCTCTGCCCCTTTTGGATTTGCGCCACCTGTGGCACAGCGGCGATGCCGCGTTTAATCAGCGCGTAGCCTCCGACCATGCCACCGTATGCCCACCACAGCCATTCGGGCGCATCGGTGGTTTGAATAAATTTGTAGGTCATGCAGGCGGCGGTGATGTTTGCCCAGAGTTTAGTGTGGCTGATTTGTCCCGTAGCGGGGTTGGCGATTAAGCCTGATAGCCATTTGAGCAGCTTCATTGGCGTTTCCCCTTGCGTTTGGCACGGCGGGCGGCGGCTACCCCGCTGTGGCAGTGTTTGCGTAGCGTTACGCTGCCGAGCGGGTGTGGTTGCGGGCGGCTGGGTTGTTTGAGTGTGATTTCAGGCTGCGGCGCGTCAAGGCTTAATGCTGCCAACGCGCCTAATGCAATCATGTGTCGTTTCATTTCAGGCTGCCTTTGCGCGTTTTTTGTCATAAACCAAGCCTTTTAAATATACTGTTTTTCCACCTTGCTTCTTGGCGGTTAAAATTTGGTTGCGATAGGCGGCAGGGCTGTTGGTAAAACCGATATGCACCCACGCGCCGCTATCGCGCTCGGGAAATTCCAAAATCAACTGGTCAAATTTAATCTTGCCTTCATCACGCATTTTGATAATGGCTTCGGCAAGCTCTGCGGAGGTTAAGCCCAGCGCGTCTATATCCGCTGCCAAGCCTAAACGGTGCGCCGAGGTTTTGCTGCCGCCCACCAAGTTATTCACGCGCTCGCTTCGGAAGCATGAGGTAACGATAATCGGACGGTTTAGCTCGGCACGGATGATTTCTAATTGCGTGGCAGTAAAGTGGATATTGACTAAATCAGCATCGCTGGGGATGTTGGGCACACCAAGCCGCCGTGCAGTTTCGCTGCGGGTCAATTCTTTGAGCGAAAAATGTTCGGTAATTTGGGTTTGCTGAATGTTGAGTTTAGACATAAAAAATCCCTATAACGGTGGTTGTCGTTATAGGGATTATCGGGTTTAGGGGTTTAAAGGGCTTTTAATGCGCTTTAAAAAAAGGAACTGAATTATTCGGGTTTGGCGGTCAGCATCACACTGGGCTGATTTGTGCTGGCAACCTTATAAGCAATTCCACCGCGCACAAATTCTCGCGCATCTTTGCTGGTTGCCGCAAGGTTGATTTGCGCGGCAACATCTTTGGGCATCGTGGGGTCATCAGGCAAAGTGGCAGCAATGAGTGCGGCTGCACCTTTTACTAATTGTTGATTTTGTTTCGGATTTTTTTCAGGCTGCCATATCACGCGCACGATTTGAATTTTGTTGTCGCTATCGGTTTCAACCGCAAGCGTTAAACCATCTGCCAAATCGCGCAGCATATTTTTCCCACCGTTTGAATTGGGTGTAGGAAATGCACTTTCAGGAATTGTTAACCCTGTTTTGCTGGTTTTAAGCTGCTTGTTGGCAGCTTTGGCATAGCTGGAAAAATCCATATTTAACGTGGGTAGCGCAATGGGGGTGCTGGCGGCTTGTGTTGTTGCGCTGACAGCAACAGGTGCAGAAACGGCAGACGGTGCGGGATTTTCGCCGCCGCAGGCTGCCAAGCCCAAGCACAACAAAAATGCGTAATGTTTCATGGCTTATTTTCTCTTGTTAGGACAGTGTTTGCCGTTGCCGCCTACGTTGCAATCGCAGGCTCTGCCGTCGTCATCGCGGTCTAGTTTTTTCCAACCTGATTTTCCAGCGGCTTTTTGGGCTTCATAGTATTTTTGCGCGGCGGCTTGGGTGGGGAAGTCTTTGCAGGTTTTTGCCAAAGCGGGGGCGGTAAGTGCCAGCATCAGCAAGGGCAGGCAAAATAGTTTTGTGGTGGTTTTCATGGTTGCTCCTAAACGATGGATAAGTTTCTAACTATTTAGAAAATCAGGCTACTTTACCAATCTCAATTTCGGTTTCTTTTTTCTCTTGCTCTTCCATGAGCAGCATAGCTTGCGCGTAATGCGTGAGCGCTTGGCGATTTTGCTTGCCGAGCTGGCGGAAAATATCCAGCAGTTCGCACTCTTCATCTGATAAATCTACAAATGACGAAATTTTTAGGGTAGGTGTATTTGTTTCACTTTGCTGTGGAATGGCACGCTCTCCCGTTAAGATATAAGACCAATCCACTTTTAATTCAGGGTGTTTGAATGCGGCAGCCTGTACTGCTTCAACAGGAATGGAGTTGCGCTTTTTTCGGATAGAAAATGCTTTTTCTTCCATGCCCAAGAAACTTGCCACATCTTTATTTTTTTTCAAATCAAGCTCTTGCTTTATTCTTTTCAAAAATTCCACAAATTCCACAAAATTCCCCTTGAATAATCTACAAATGTAGATTATTCTACACACATCGCAAGCAAACACGCTATTTATACGCGATAAAAGAATTGGATTTTATCACAAGCATGGGAGTGCAAAATGGCTCTAACACCTGAGCAAATTAAGAAAGATTTTAAAAAGCGCGGGGCGACTTTTTCGGATTGGGCGCGTGAAAACGGCTACCGCCCGCAAGAAGTTATCCGTGTCGTTAATGGTTTTAACAAAGCAAATCGCGGCAAAGGGCATGAAATTGCCGTCAAGCTGGGTTTAAAGGAGCACCCCAATGGCAACCAGTAAAAAAGGCAGCCGCATTCTGCGCGTATTTAAGGCGTTGGAAGCGCACCCGATTATCGGCATCAGCAATAAGGAATTGGCGGAAGGCTTGGGCATATCAGCGGTGCATGTGAGCCGTGACTTGGAAGATTTAATCGCCGAAGGCTTGGTTGCCAAGCTGGATAACGGCAATTTTGCGTACAGCATTAAAACCTTGCAAATCGCCGAGCGGTTTCGCAAACAGCAGGAACGGCTGCAAAGCAGGATTGCCGAGATTGGCAGACGGGTTGAGATTGATTAACAGATTAAATCTTTCCTGACGTAAGGAAAGATTTGGAGAGTGAAAAATGGAAGTGTTAGACAAGGAACAAACAGCAGTAGCAGAAGATGTAACAGCAAACCAAAATTTTCAGGCTGCCCACAGCATGATGGTTATGGAGCAGTGGGGTTATGGTGAGATTTACGATGAAGCCACTTGGGTGGAACGAGGTCGCCAAGCAGTTCGGCAGACAATGGAAGGGATGTTTGAACTTGGTCGCGTTTTGATCGTATTGAAAGAACACACCGAATATCGCCGTTTTAGCCAAATTGTTAAAGAACAGTTTGGTATTGGGCATAACGAGACGGCTCGCCTGATGTCTGCCACCCGCCGCTTCGCCACCCCGCAAATGCAAAAAGCCGCGCCTAAGTTGATGGATTTGGGCAAAAGCAAGCTGCTGGAACTGCTGGTTGAGGAAGACGTTACCTTAATCGGGCTGGCGGAAGGCGAGGAAGTAAACGGCATGACGCTAGACGATGTGGACAGAATGACGGTGCGCGAGCTGCGCTTGGCGTTGCGCGAGAGCCGTGAGGATGCCAAAGCCAAAGACGAGGTGTTGGCGGGCAAAAACGCCAAGATTGATGAGCTGGCGGAGAAGCTGGAAAAGGCAAAAAAGAAAGGCGGCGTGAGAGAGCCGAACCCCGCTGATGTTGCCAGCGAGCTGCACATGGCGGTGGGCGCGAAAGAAGTGGCAATCCGCAGCCAGCTGGCGCAACTGGGGGATTATTTTGCGCAGATGGCGGCGCATGAGCAGGCGCATGGTTTGTCGCATCAGGCGCGGATGGTGGGGGTTTTGAACCAAATCATTATGGATTGCCAGCATCTGCGCGACCAATATGGGCTGCCTGAAAACACGGGTGATGACGGTGTGCCTGAATGGTTGCAGCCTGAAAGCGAGTAGCCACGATGAATGCGGTATTGAACGAGCGTTTACGCGCTATTGCCGCGCAGCTGGATGCTTTGCCACGAGGCGGCAAGACCGAGTTTATCCGCACGCAGGCGGCAAAACTGAATATGAGTGCGGCAAAGTTATACAAAGAGCTTGAGCGGGTGATGGTTAAACCTGCGCGTAAACGCCGCGCCGATGCAGGCAAAACGGCGTTGAGCGAGCGCGATGCGCAGATGATTTCCGCCTTGTTGATGGAAACGATGCGCAAAAACGGCAAGCGGCTGATGACCGTGGAAAGGGCGGTGGAAATGTTGATAGCGAATAAAGAGATTGACCCTGTGCGCATAGACAGGGAAACGGGCGAAGTGAGCACCTTATCGGTGAGCACGATTACGCGCGGTTTGCGCAATTACAAGCTGCACCCCGACCAGCTGTTGCAGCCTGCGCCTGTAACCCGATTGCAAAGCCTGCACCCGAACCATGTGTGGCAGATTGATGCGAGCGTGTGTGTGTTGTTTTACCTGCCGCGCACGGGCAAGGACACGGGGCTGCGGATTATGCGCTCGGACGAGTTTTACAAAAACAAGCCGAAAAACGTGGTGAGTATTGAGCAAGACCGCGTGTGGCGGTATGTGGTAACCGACCATTGTTCAGGCTGCCTGTTTGTTTGGTATGTGTTTGGCGGCGAGAACAGCGAAAACCTGTGCGAGACCTTTATCCAAGCGATGCAGCCCAAGGCGGATAGGTTGAAAGACCCGTTTTGCGGTGTGCCCAAAAGCGTGATGCTTGACCCTGGTTCGGCGAACACGGGGCATGGCTTTAAGCATTTGAATAAGCAGCTGGGTGTGGAAGTCATCATCAACAAGGTGGGCAACCCCCGCGCCAAAGGGCAGGTGGAAAACGGCAACAATCTAGTAGAAACGCTGTTTGAAAGCAGCCTGAAAATGGTGCAGGTGCATTCTATTGACGAGCTGCAAGCCTATGCCAACCGCTGGATGCGCTACTTTAACAGCGAACGCAAACACAGCCGCCACGGCATGAGCCGCTATCAGGCTTGGCAGAAAATCGCCGCCGATGAGCTGTTAATCCCACCGCCTGCGGATTACTGCCGCGAGCTGGTGTTGAGTATGCCGCAGGAGCGCAAAGTGAAAGCGGAATTGGAAATTGAGTTTGAAGGACGGCTGTTTGATGTGAGCAAGGTGCCGTTTGTGTTGGTGGGCGAGAAATTGACGGTGGCGAAAAACCCGTGGAAGCAATATTCGGCGCAGGTGCGCTGCTATGACGAGACGGGCAAGGAATACTGGCTGGAAGTGCCCGAAGTGGTACGCAATGCGTTTGGTTTCCGCGAGAACGCCGCCATCATCGGCGAAAGCTACCGCGCCCATACCGACACCGCCGCGCAAACCCACGCCAAAGAACTGGAAAAAATCGCCATGCAGGCGGAGACGCTGGACGAGGCGGCGCAAAAACGCAAAAGCAAAACCCTGCCTTTCGGCGGGCGGATTGACCCGTTTGCCCATCAAGAGCAAGCGTTGGAACGCAATCAAAAAATCGGCTACGTGCCCAAGCGTGGTCGGCAAATGGATTACAACCGCATGGATGTGCAGGCGGCGACGTTGAACAAAGTGGAACTCGCCAAGATGCTCAAACCGCGCATTGAAGCGCAAGGCGGCGATTGGACGACGGCAGCGCAACGGCTGCAAGAGCTGTATCCCAACGGTGCAGCGGAAAGCGAGCTGGAAGAGGTGCTGGAACGCATCACCTACGCGCCGAAGCTGCGATTACTGACGGGGACACACGGATGAGAGCCAGCGACGTTTTAACTCAAATTGGCAAAAGCTCGCGCCAAGCGGCGGCGGAAATCGGCATCAGCAAAACCATGCTGCTTAATTTCTTAAACCACGGCAAGCCGCCGCAGCGGCGCAGAGCAACCATTTGCCAGCAGATACAAGATTATTTCCAACACAAGGGCGTGGACGTTTCAGGCTGCCTGAAACCGCCCGCCATACCGAACGAACCCAACCCCGAAAAGGATAACGAAATGCTTTTAAGAAAATCGGCTTTATCGCTTGCCACACGGCAACACTTTGGCTTAACGCGCGACCCATTCCATGACGAAATCCGCACCGCGCAAGATGTGTATTTAACCCCCGATGCGCGTTATGTGCGCGAGGCGATGTTCCAAGTGGCGACGCAGGGCGGCTTTATGGCGGTGGTGGGCGAAAGCGGCGCGGGCAAATCCACTCTGCGCGAAGACCTGCAAGACCGCATCAACCGCGAAAACAAGCCTGTGATTTTGATTGAACCGTATGTATTGGCGATGGAGGATAACGACCAGAAAGGCAAAACGCTCAAAGCGGTGCACATTGCCGAAGCGGTGTTGGAAGCGGTGTCGCCCAACACCTCGCCCAAGCGCAGCCCCGAGGCACGGTTTCGCCAAATCCACAACGCGCTGATTGAAAGCGCCAAGGCGGGCAACAAACATGTGTTGATTATCGAAGAGGCGCACGGCTTGCCGCTGCCCACGCTGAAACACTTGAAACGCTTTTTTGAACTGAAAAACGGCTTTGAACGGCTGATTGGCATTGTGCTGATTGGGCAAACCGAGCTGGCGCAAAAGCTATCGGAAAACAACCCCAATGTGCGCGAGGTGGTGCAACGCTGCGAAGTAGTAACGCTGCAACCGCTGACCGACGGCAAGCTGGCGGGCTATTTGAAGCACAAGTTTGAGCGCGCGGGCGCGGATGCCAGCCGCATCTTAACCGATGATGCCATTGATGCCATCGCCGCGCGGCTGACGGTTACTTCCCGCGCCAGTAAGGGGCTGGAACAGCACAGCCTGCTGTATCCGCTGGCAGTCAACAATCTGGTCTCCGCTGCCATGAACGAAGCCGCGCAACTGGGCTTTGACAAGGTGGACGCGGATATTGTGAAGGGGGTGTGAGATGCGGCAATACACGGTTAAAGAAATGCTGTCGGCGATGTTTGCGGCGGCGGGGGCATTTTTCTGTTTCGGCACAATGGCGGGGCGCAGCGTTCAGGCTGCCCCAGCCGAACCGATTAGGCAGCCTGAAATCGTAGTTTATACCTGCGACAACCTGCACCATGCGCCGCCTGCCAGCCAATACCCCGCCGACCACGCCGCCCGCTATGCGCTGCAACGCTTGCATTATGCCTGCCAAACGCAAAGCGAAGCCTTTGCCCTAGCAAAATTATGGCAGCAAGACCCTAGCGCAGGCGAAGTTTTAGAACCTATGCCCGAGAAAGAACAGCTATGAGCCTGCACTATACCATTTACCTGCCCAGCCACACCCACGACCCGCTGCCGATTGGTGCGATTGATTACCGCCCCGCTGCCAACCAAGCCGTGTTGCAGTTAGACGGCAGCAAGGAAGAGACGTTTTACAGCGTCGCCGCCGCCATGCACAGCGTGCAACGCCGCTACCCCAGCGCATTCTTGGAGGACGGCGAATGAATATCATCAAGGAATACAGCCTAGAAATCCGCATTACGCGGCAAGACGGCAAGCTCGGCTGCGACATTACCAACCACGATGGCGTGTTGCTCTACGGCGCAATGCCCGAATACAGCCACGAAAACGATGCGATTTACGCCGCGCTACATGGCTTGGCAACGGCAAACAACTTTTCAGGCTGCCTGAAAGAAGCGGAGAGCACATGAAAACCCGTTGCCCCTGCTGCGGCGCAGAAAACAGCCTAGATGCGCTGATTGCCCATGAGGGCGCACGTCAAGCGGTGTGGGCGGTGGCGCAGGTGGGCGGCGAAGTGGGCAAGCTGGCGGTGCAATACATTGCGCTATTCCGCCCCGCTAAAACCGCGCTGACATTTGAGCGCATGGCAAAACTGCTGGGCGAGCTGCTGCCCGATATGGAACGTGGGGCGATTTGCCGCAACGGCTTGGAATATCCCGCCCCGCACGAAGCATGGCTTTACGGCTTTCGCGAATTGCTGGCGCGGCGCAATGCAGGCAGCCTGAAACTGCCCTTAAAGTCGCACGGTTATTTATATGAAGTGATAAGCAGTTGGCAAGGGCAAGGCTTGCAAACGCTGCCCGCCGCATCCGAGCAAAGGCAGCCTGAAAACCCAAGCAGCCAAACGCTCAACGCCGCCATGACCTTGCAAGGAATGCGCCGATGACTGCCCCGCCCAAAATGCCCGACTGGGCATACAACCAAATGATAGACGGCTTGCAAAAGCTGTTGGTGCTGCGGCTGCAAGGCTCGCCGCCTGCCGACACCATCGGCGCGCTGGCGATGGTATGGGAAGAAGCACTCACGCCAATCACATGGGCATGGCAGCCTGAAACCGATGGCGCACGCTTGCCCGCAGCTTTTCGCAGGCTCATCAGCCAAGCGGAAAAATGGGCGCAGCCCGCGCAGCTGATTAAGCAAATTCCGCCGCGCACCGAGCCGCCCATATCTGCCCTGCTGGAAAACAAGCGCAGCCCGCCCAGCGCCGCCGAGCGCGAAATCGCCAAGGCGCAGGTGGCGCAGATGTTGAACCGACTAACCCGAAGTAAAAAATTTTAGGAGACACCCTATGCAAGACCTAGACTTAACCCAATACCGCCAAGACGCACGCGGCAACCTTGTGCCGATTGCCAATATCAAGCCGATTGATTTAGCGCGCGACGAGCTGGTGCAGGAGATATTTTTTGCCGTAGAAACCGCCATGCACGATTTGGAGCAGGCGCGGCGCGGCGGCATTGAAGATGTGCGCGCCTTTGTGGAGCTGGCGGCTGAAAAATACGGCGTAAAACCCAGCAAAAAAGGCAATGTAACCCTGCACAGCTTTGACGGCAGCCTGCGCGTAACCGTGGCGATGGCAGACGTTTTAAGCTTTGACGAGCGGCTGGTTGCTGCCAAAGCCCTGATAGACGAGTGCCTAGCCGAGTGGACGCAAGACAGCCGCCAAGAGTTGAAAACCATTGTGCAGCAGGCGTTTGACGTAAACAAAGAAGGCAATATCAGCACCGCCAAAGTGCTTGCCCTGCGCAGCTACAAAATTGACGACGAGAAATGGCAGCGCGCCATGAAAGCCATAGACGACAGCCTGCACACCCAAACCACGCGCGAATACATCCGCATCCATAGGCGCAACGAGCAGGGCAAATATGTTCAGGTGGGCGGCGAGCTTGGCTTTAAGGCAGCCTGAAATCCAATCGCCCCACAAAACCCGCAACGGCGGAGCGGTAAATCCGCCCCTTTAAATCTTTGAAAACAGGAGTAACACCATGAATAAATCCGAACTGGTTAAACAAATCGCCGACCGTGCAGGGCTGTCGCAAGCCAAAGCGGGCGATGCGCTGGATGCGTTTTGCGCCAGCGTGATTGATGCCTTGGCGCAGGGCGGCGAAGTAGCCATCATCGGCTTTGGCACGTTTAAAACCAGCGACCGCGCCGAGCGCATGGGGCGCAACCCGCAAACAGGCGAAGCGGTGCTGATTCCCGCCAGCCGCGTGCCCAAATTCAGCGCGGGCAAGGCGTTGAAAGACGCGGTTAAATAAACCATAGGCAGCCTGAAACGCATTTCCGCTTTTCAGGCTGTTTTTTTAGGAGCGAACGATGAGCCGATTATTGAACAAAAAAGCCAACTTAATCCGCCTAATCCACATCGCCAAGCAGCAAGTGGGCATGAGCGAAGGCGAATACCGCACTATGCTGGCTATTGTGTCGCAAGGCAAAGCCACCAGCAGCAAAGGGCTAAACGTTGCGCAGCTAGAACTCGTGTTGCGACACATGAAAGCGCGGGGCTTTGAAGTGAGTCAATCGCCCAGCCGCGCCGAGGAATGGCAAGGCTTTGCCACGCAGTACGACAAACTGCGCGATTTGTGGAAAAAGCTATACGCCGAGGGCAAAGTGCGCCACAACACCGACCATGCCTTGCACAGCTTTTGCGCCAAGCACGGCGGCGAAACATGGCGCGAAAACGGCAATATCCAATCGCGCTTGATTGAGCGGCTGAAAAATTGGTTAAGCAGAGATTGATATGGCAGATCACGGCGGGTTTAAACCCCGCCTTTTTTGCGCCTGCCCAATCCGCCCCCGTCGCGCGGGGCATTTTCAGGCAGTCTGAAACTTGATAAAATATTGTTTATCAAAACATTTTTGAAACAACGTTGCAAAAACGAAAGGACACAACATGGCAGACAGCCGCATCCCCGAGCTGATTGCCGATTTGGAAGACCAAGCCTGCGCCTGCCTGCTGGCGCACGTTCCGCAAATCAGCCGCCCGACCGCCATCCAAATCAGCAAGCAGCTCTCGCGCCATATCACCGACAACTGGCGCGGGCAGATTATCTATTTCCCCAAAAACACAGGCGGCGAGCTGGACGAGCGCGACCGGCAGATTTGGGCGGAATTTGACGGCAAAAACCACCAGCAGCTGGCGAAAAAATACAACCTTGCCACCCAGCAGATTTACCAAATCATCAAGCGCGCCCGCGCGGCGGATTTGCAGGCGCGGCAAAGGAGTATTTTTGATGAGTAACCCCAGCCCCAACCACGGCGCGTTTGCCCCACGCGCCGATTTTTTTCGCCTGCCACCTCGCCTTTAATCCAAAAATAGCAAATAGACCAAAATAGACCACCCCAGCAGCGCGATGCACGAACGAAACGAGCGTTTGTCTATCCCATGCCATCAACGCGCTTAAAACGCAACAGAGCGCGATTTTTGCCCGCAGCCGTTTTCAGGCTGCTTTTTTTAATGCGCGTTAAAAGTTTTTCAGGCTGCCTATCCGCATAATCTGCCGCAACTAAACCTATGAGACAGAGCCATGCGCCATGAAATCTTCCGCGCTGGCACTCGCACGGACAACAGCGGGCGCACGATAACGATTACCCCCGAGCAGGTTGCCGCGATTGCCAGCCACTATTCCCCCGACAAACACGAAGCCCCAATTGTGGTCGGGCATCCCAGCACCAACGCCCCCGCCTATGGCTGGGTAGGCAGCCTGAAAGCAGAAAACGGCACCTTGTTTGCCGATTTCGCGCAGGTGGATGATGACTTTGCCGAGCTGGTTAAAAAAGGACGCTACAAAAAAGTTTCCGCCAGCTTCTATCCGCCCAACCACCCCAGCAACCCGCAGCCTGATAACTGGTATTTGCGCCATGTGGGATTTTTGGGTGCACACCCACCCGCTGTAAAAGGGCTGGCAGCGATTAACTTTGCCGATGATGAAGACGGCATTGTTTCCTTTGGCGAGAGCGATTGGCTGTTGGCGCGAATGCTGCGCAACCTGCGTGAATGGCTGATTGGCAAGGACGGCATAGAAGCCGCCGACCGCGTGCTACCCGACTGGCAGATTGATGCCGTTGCGCCGCCTGCGCCCGAGTCTGAAGCCGAGCCTAATTTTTCCGAACCCCCTGTAAAGGACGACCCCATGAATGTTGAACAACATAAACAACAATTAGCCGCCGAACGCGCCGCGCGGGAAAAAGCCGAAGCCGAAGCCAAGCAAGCCCGCGACGAGCTGGCGAAGCTGCAAGCCGAGCAAGAACAAGCCCTGCGCGATGCCGCACATCAGCAAAACGCCGATTTTGCCGAAGGCTTGGTTAAAGCAGGCAGCCTGAAACCTGCCGATAAAGATTTAATCGTTGCCGTGCTGGATTGTGCCGATTATCCCGACACTGCGTCCGCCGATTTTGGCGAGGGCAAAAAGCTATCGGACGCGCTCAAAGACTTTTTGCGCGGCGGCGCGCCGATTGTGGCAGCAGGCGAAATCGCCACCGCCGAACGCGCAGGCAGCCTGAAAACAATCGGCAGCAGCGACTTTGGCGAATACGCCGACCCCGCCGCGCAATCGCACCACGAACGCGCCCTTGCCTTGGCGAAACGCGAAAACATCTCCTACGAAGAAGCGGCACGCCGCACCGTCCAATAACCCCTGCATAAAGGAAACCTGATGAGCACTTCCCATTTACGCAATCTGCGCGGGCAGATTGACCCCGTTTTGACCCAACTTGCCTTGGGCTACAAGCAAGCCGAGTTTATCGGCGAAAAGCTGTTCCCTGTGGTGTTTACCGATAAAGAAGGCGTGAAAGTGCCTAAGTTTGGCAAAGGCTCGTTTGTGGAATACGAAACCGAACGCGCGGTGGGCGCAGCCAGCAATGTGATTACGCTGGATACGCCGCATTATTTGCCGATTGTGCTGGAAGAGCACGATTTGATGGTGGGCGTGGACTACCGCGAGCGCGCCGAAAGCCTGTTTGATGAGCAAACCAAAGCCACGCGCCGCGCGGTGATGGGCGTGCAGCTGCGGCAGGAATTGGAAGCCGCCGCGCTGTTGCAAGCCAAGCAGTCTTACGAGAGCGGGCATTACAAGGATTTGTCCGCCGCAACCCAATGGAGCGATGCCAACGCCAACCCCGTGAAAGATGTGGCGGACGCGAAAGAAACCGTCCGCGCGGCGTGTGGCGTGAAGCCGAATGTGCTGGTGCTAGGCGCAAGCGTGGCACACGCGTTGTCGTACCACCCTGCACTGCAAGCGATGCTGGGCAGCGGTGAGCGCAAACTGATTACGCTGGATTTGCTGAAAATCTTGTTTGAAGTAGATGAAGTTGTTATCGGCAACGCCGTTTCTGCGCCTGCGCAAAATAAGCAAACCCATGATGTATGGGGCAAATTTGCCGCGCTGATTGTGCGCCCGACTGTGCACAGCTCGGGCAACGACGAAGGCGAGCCTGCCTTTGGCTACACCTTCCGCCGCAAGGGTATGCCCGTGGTTGACCGCTTTGAGCAAAACGGTGGCAAGGTGGAATACGCCCGCTATACCGATATTCGCAAAGTAGCCGCTGTCGGCGGCGCGTGCGGGTTTTTGTTTGACAAGGCTGTTTAAGCATTTGATTGATGTTTTCAGGCTGCCTGAATGGTTTAGGCAGCCTGAAAGAAAGGGAAAGAAAAGATGACCCCAACGAAAAAAGTGGTACTGGTAACCACCACTCAAGCCGCTGCGCCGATTGTGGCGAACCGTTTTATCGGCTTTGACGGCAAGCAAGCCAAAGCTGCCGCGCCTGTGCTGGGCGTATCTCCGCGCGATGCCGAAGCGGGCGACACAATGGCGGTGGAGTGCATCGGTATTGCGCTGGTGGAAGCAGGCGGCGCGGTTGCCGCAGGCGCAAAAGTGGCTGCCGATGCCAACGGCTGCGCGGTGGCGGGCGAGACCCAAGCCGCAGGCTATGCCGTAACCGCTGCCGCTGCGGCGGGCGAAATCATCGCTGTGCTGCTGAAAGGGTAAGCCATGACGAAATTCTATCTTGCCAACACCCCGCTGATTTTAACCAACGATGAGGGAGTAGATTACCGCGTAGAGCGCGGCGAAGTGGCAGAGTTGAGCGACGCGCAGTATGAGCAGGTTGCCGCGCACGTTACGCCTGTCGGCACGCCCGAGCTGATGCAGCCTGAAAGCAAAACGGCAGCAGACGGGCAGCCTGAAAACGAAATCACACCCGAACCGCAGCCTGAAAAAGCCAAGCGCGGCAAGGGCGACAAAGCCGAGTAATCCGCCATGTATATCAACGCCGATGATTTAGCCCGCGCCATGAGCAAAGCCGAGCTGACGCAGCTGACCAATGACGACCCGCGCGCCACCGAGCCGAACGATGATGTGGTGCAAACCGCCATTGCCTACGCCTGCGATTTGGCAGACGGCTATTTGAGCGGGCGTTATCCGCTGCCGCTGGCGAGTGTGCCGACCATTCTGCCGCCCTTGTGCATCAACATTGCGCGGCACTTTTTGCACGCGCGGCGGATTAACCGCGCCGATTTCCCGAAAACACTGGAAACCGCCTACCAATCCACGCTCAAAACGCTGGAACAAATCCGCGACGGCAAAATCCACATCGGCATAGATACCGACAACAAACCCCGCCAGCCCGAGCGCGGCGCGTATCACGTCCGCGCAGCGGCAAAGCACGATTGGAGCGGCTACTGATGTCTGCCATCCAGCCGATTATTGACGCGCTGCGCGACCATGTGCAGCAGGCGATTCCGTGGGTGCAGGTGGACGAGTTCCCCGAACGCCCCGCCGATTACCAGTTTATCCACCCCACAGGCGCGGTGCTGGTGGCGTATCAGAGCAGCCAGTTCACGCGGATTGAAGGCTTGGGGCATATCGCCCAGCAGCGCGACATCACGCTGCAATTAACCGTGATTGGCGCAAGCCTGCACGGCGAAAGCGGCGCGTTGGCGATTTTGGATGCGGTGCGCCTTGCCGTTGTCGGCTTTGCCCCGCCCAACTGCCTGCCCTGCCATTTAATCCGCGAGCAGTTTTTAAGCGAGACCGCAGGCGCATGGCAATACGCGCTCACGGTGCAGACCGAAACCCAGCAGGTAGAGCTGCGGCAGCCTGAAAACCTGACCACTCTTGTGCGCACGCTGCACCGCCAGCGCGGCGCGCCGCTTGACCCCCAGTTAAAACCCAAACAGCCATAGGAGACACCACATGGCAGCAGCATTTCATCACGGCTCAGAAACCATACGCATTGACGGCGGCTCGTCCCCCGTTTACACCGTTGACGGCGCGATTACCGCCATCATCGGCACCGCTCCCACGAGTGCGGTCAACGAACTGACCCTGTGCCAGACCGGCAAAGACTTTGCCAAGTTTGGCACGCTTACAGGCAGGGGCTTTACCATCCCCGATGCCGCCCATATTTGGACGCGCTACCAATCGGGCATCGCCTATGTGGTCAACGTGTGCGACCCCGACAAACACAAATCCAGCGTAACAGGCGAAGCCTTAACCATAGACCCCGACACGCTCATCGCCCGCACCGCGCACGGCGCAATCCAAGCGGGCAGCTACACGCTAAACGGCAACGGCGGCGCGTTGGTGGAAGGGCGCGATTATGTGGTGAACGATTTGATTACTGGCGAAATCCAATTCAAAACCCTGCCCACCACGCCCACCGCCGATTACAGCTACACCGACCCTGCCAAAGTAACCGAAGCCGACATCATCGGCGGCTATGTGGCGGCAACAGGCAAACGCACGGGCATGGAGCTGATTAAAGAAGGCTTTAACCGCTTTGGCGCGGATGCCAAAATCATCATCGCGCCCGAGTTTGACCGCACCGCCACCTGCGCCGCCGCGCTGATTACGCTGGCGGACAACCTGAACGCCATTGCTTATGTGGACGCGCCGCGCGGCACCACATTGAGCCAAGCGATTACAGGGCGCGGCAACTTGGGCAGCATCAACTTCAACACATCCAGCGACCGCGTTCAGCTCTTTTTCCCACACGTTGTCGGGCTGCTCGGCGTAGAAAGCCTAGCCACCCATGCCGCAGGCTTGCGCATGAAAACCGATGTGGAACACGGCTACTGGTTCAGCATTTCCAACCGCGAATTAAGCGGCGTAACAGGCTTGGAAATCGGCTTAACCGCTCGCGTGGACGACCCGCAATCGGAAACCAACCGCCTAAACGAAAAAGGCATCACCACCGTGTTTAACAGCTACGGCACGGGCTACCGCCTGTGGGGCAACCGCTTGGCGTGCTTCCCCAGCGTATCGCACATCAAAAACTTTGAAACCGCGCAGCGTACAGGCGATGTGATAGACGAGAGCCTGCGCCGCTTTGACCTGCAATACATGGACTTGCCGATAGACGAAGCCCTGCTGGATACGCTGTTGGCGGGCTACCGCACCTACTTTGGCACGCTGCAATCCATTGTTGGTTTTACTGTGGACTTGGATTACGACTACGACCTTGTGGACGCGTTTTCCAAAGGGCAAGTGCCGATTGTGTATGAATACACGCCCAAGTTGCCGATGGAGCGCGCCACCAATACCAGCGTGATGACACGCAAATATTTGGCGAACTTGGTATCCAGCAGCTAATCGTTTAAATCAACACAAGGACAATCAACATGAGCGAAATCAACGCCATTTACAACGCCAACGTCTATCTCAACGGCACCAACCTAATGGGGCAAGCCGCCGAGTTTAAAATGCCCGAGATAGAAATCAGCCAAGACGAGCATAAAGGCTTGGGCATGGTCGGCACCATCAAACTGCCCAGCGGCGTGGAAGCCTTGGAAGGTGAGATTACTTGGAACAGCATTTATCCCGCCGTTGCCGAAAAAGCCTATCATCCGTTTAAAGCCGCCCAGCTGATGGTGCGCGGCAACCTGCAAACCTTTAACGCGGCAGGTCTCAAAACCGAAGCCCCCGTGGTGGTAACCGCCACCGTGATGTTCAGCAAAAACGCGGTCGGCACGTTTAAGCCGAAGGAAAAATCGGAGCATCCGACTACCTTTCAGGCGCACGAAATCCGCGTGGTGATTGCGGGGCGCGAGACCTTGTATTACAACGCGTTTACCAATGTTTACCGCGTCGGCGGCGTGGACGCGTTGAGCCAGTTCCGCAAGAATATTGGCGCGTAAGCCTGAAACAACAAAACCAATCTTTCCCGATGTCAGGAAAGATTGGTTTTTTAATGCGCGTTAAAAGCCGTTTAGGCAGCCTGAAACGATAATTTGCCGTGTTTTTAACCCCTTTAAGACAAGGAAACCATGATGGCAACGACCGCAAAACAACTGACCCAAAGCCTAAACGGCGAAACCACTATTGAACTTGCCTACCCCGTGCGCTTGGCAACGGGCGCGGTGTTAGACAAAGTAACCGTGCGCCGCCCGCGTGTGGGCGATTTGCGTGCGGTGGCGCACATTGCCAGCGAAGCCGAGCAAGGCTTGGCGTTGGTGTCGCAGATTACAGGTTTAGTCCCCGAAGATTTGGATATGCTGGATTTAAAAGACTTGGAGCGCATTCAAGCCACCTTTCGCGCCCAAAGTGAACAGCAGCCTGAAAACGCAGCAGACGCTTGATGCCACGCTGCTTGCCGCCTGCGCCGATATGGCGTGGTGGTTTGGCTGGAGCGTGCAGGAGATTTACGAGCTGCCGATAAACGAATTTGCCGACTGGCTAGATGAAGCCAATCGGCAAATTAGGGAGCGGTATCGGAAGGGTTAGGGCTTTTTAGCTATGTGGCGGGCAAGCAGCGCGGTTTCTTTGAACAGCCCCGCTGTATCGCGTAGCACATAGTAGCCACCCCATGCTGCGCCTATGGCAACTGCCACCACCGCCAGCGCGCCAAAGGCAAAAGCGAGTACACCAATCAGAGCAAGCATTTTGTTTCCTTCCATAAAAAATATTATTCGTTTCATAAGGATAAAGCATGGCGGCGGAATTATCAATAGCCATCAATATCGGCGCAGCGGTGGGCGGCGCAGTAGCGGCGATTCGTTCGGTGCTGGGCGGCACGCGCGATTTAGCCAGCAGCGTGTCTATTTTGCAACGCCAGTATGATGTGTTGGGGCGTGCCATTCGCCGCGCCAGCGCATCGGGCAGCGCGGATTTGGCGCGGTTGCAGCGGCAGCAAGCTGAGCTGGGGCAAACCTTAAACCGCATGAACCGCCGCCATACACAACTCCAAGCCATTCAAACACGCTTGGAATTAGGGCGCAACGCGCGCGAACAGCTGCGCAGCGAAGCCATGAGCGTGATAGCGGGCGTGGGGGCAACTTTGCTGCCCATCAAAGTCGCAATGGACTTTGAAAGCAGCATGGCGGATGTGCGCAAGGTGGTGGATTTTGACACGCCGCAGCAGTTCCAGCAGATGCAGCAGGATTTGCTGGATATGACGCATAAAATCCCGATGGCAGGCAAAGAGCTAGCTGCCATCGCGGCGGCAGGCGGGCAGCTGGGCATTGCGCGGCAGGACATTGCGGGCTTTACCGAAACCATCGCCAAGATGAGCGTGGCGTTTGATATGTCTGCCGAGCAGGCGGGCGACAGCATGGCGAAGCTGGCGAACGTGTACCAAATCCCGATTGACCAAATCGGCAAGCTGGGCGATGCCATCAACCACCTATCTAACAGCAGCCCTGCCAAAGCCAGCGATATTGTTACCACGCTCGGGCGCGTGGGCGGCGTTGCCAAGCAGTTTGGTTTGACCGAGATGCAAACTGCATCGCTTGCCAACGCGTTTATCAGCTTGGGCAAACCGCCCGAAGTGGCGGGCACGGCGATTAACGGCATGCTGACCAAGCTGATGACGGCGGACAAGGGCGGCAAAAAGTTTCAGGCTGCCTTGAAAAGCATGGGCATCTCCGCGCAGGAGCTAAAAAAGAACATTGCGCAAAACGGCGAGCAAGCCTTGCTGGACTTTTTGAAACAGCTTAACAAGCTGCCCAAAGCCAAGCAGATGGGCACGCTGGTGGATTTGTTTGGCTTGGAATACGCCGATGATGTAGCCGTGCTGGCGGGCAGTATTGACACCTATCAGAAATCCATCGCCGCGCTCAAAGATACGGGCAAAGACGGCAAACCCGCTTTTGAGGGCAGCATGGACAAGGAGTTTGCCGCCCGCAGCGCGACCACGGCAAACAACTGGCAGCTGTTTAAAAACCAGTTGGCGCATCTAGCCATCAGCATCGGCTCGGTGATGCTGCCTGCGGTCAATGATTTGTTGAACAGCTTAAAGCCGATGGTGGAGCAGTTTATCCGTTTCGCCCAAGCGCATCCTGATTTGATTAAAAACGTGTATTTGGCGATTGCCGCGTTTGCAGGCTTTAAGGCAGGCAGCTTGGTGGCGCGCTACGGGTTAAGCTTAATCGGCAGCGCAATATTTGGCACGGCAGGCAAATTTTTATCGTTTAGTGCAACGCTGCTGCGCTTGCGTAGCGTATTGCAATTGTTGCGTTTTGGGCGCGGCATCGCGGCGTTTCGCTTGCTGGGCTTATCGGCGCGGCAGGCGCGTGCGGTGTTATCGGCATTCTCCCGCATCGGCGGCGCGGTTTCAGGCAGCCTGCGCCTGCTCGGCTCGGGCTTGGGCTGGGTGCTGCGCGGCTTTGCTACGCTGGGCAGCTATATACCCATTTTGATGCAGGGCTTTGCCCGCTTGGGCGCATTTTTGCTGGCAAACCCCATCGGCATCGCACTCGCGCTACTGGCAACCGCCGCCTATCTGCTCTACACGCGCTGGGACGGCGTGGTCGGCGGAGCGAAACTGCTGTGGCAGGATTTGAGCAACGTGGTGGGTACGGTGGCAAATGCGATTACAGGCTTTTTTGCCAACGCGTGGGCAAATGTGCAAAGCGCGTTTAACGGCGGTTTGTCGGGTATCTTGGCATTGATTGCCAACTGGTCGCCGCTGGGCGTGTTTTATCAGGCGTTTGCCGCTGTGATGAGCTGGTTTGGCGTTACCCTACCCGCGCAGTTTACAGGCTTCGGCGGTATGCTGATTGACGGCTTGGTCAACGGCATTCAGGCTGCCGCAGGGCGCGTGATGGCGGCGATTCAGAACTTGGCGCAGCGGGCTAAAAACGCCTTTGCCAGCGTGATGGACATCCATTCTCCCAGCCGTGTGTTCCGTGCGTTCGGCGGCTATATCACGCAGGGCTTGGCGATTGGCGTAAACCAAGGCGCGCCGCTGCCTGTGAACCGTGTGGCGCAGTTGGCGGGCAGCCTGAAAAACCGTTTTGCCGAACGCATGGGCGGCTTTCGCAGCGATTTGTCGGCGCGGCTGTCCGCCGGCGCGGAAGGTTTGCACCAAGCGCGAAGCGAGCGGCAGGCGCAGCAGCAGGGCGCGGGCAGCGGCAGCATGGTGGTGCATTTTTCGCCCACCATTAACGCCGCGGGCGGCAATCGGCAAGAAATTGAAACGGCGTTGCAAATGGGGCTGCGAGAATTTGAACAACTGTTCCGCCGCATGATGGCGGAGCGCGAGCGGAGGGCGTATTGATGTTTGCGCAATTGGGCGATGTGGCGTTTGAGCTGCTGGGCAGCTTCGCCAGCTTGGAAGAAACCCACGCGGCGCAGTTTGCCCAGCATGATGTGCTGGCGGGGCGGGCGCGCTTGCAGGCGATGGGCAACGCGCTCACCGAGCTGCGGTTTAGCCTAAAACTGCATTGGAAGCTGGGCGATGTGGACGCGGCGTATCACGGGCTAATTGCCGCCAAAGAAGCGCAGCAGGCGGTGTCGCTGGTTTACGGCACGGGGCGGTTTGTCGGCTGGTTTGTGATTGAGCGGCTCACGGCGCGCACCTTGCAGATGGATAAAAACGGACGCACGGCGGCGCGGGAAATAGACGTAGAACTAAAAGAATTTGTCGGCGACCCGAACAATCCGCTGCCTGCGCCTGCGGTGGTTGCGGGCGAACAAAACCCGCTGCTGGCAATGCTGCCTGAAAGTATGCAAAACGCGCTGAATCCCATTGCGGAAAAAATCGGCACGGCGGTCAAAATCTACCACGCGGTGGAAAACGACATCGGCGCGATGCAAAACCTGATTCAGGCGGCGCGGGAGATTAAAAACGACCCCGCAGGCGTGTTGAATTTGGTGGGCGATGTGCTGGGCGTGGCGGGCGGCGCGCTTGACCATTTAAACGGGCTGCCTGAAATCGTGCAGAGCTTTGGCGATTTGGCGGGCGCGGCGCAGTTTGCCGCCCAAGCGGCGCAGGCGGCGCAGCAGATGGGCAGCGCGGTGGGCGAATTTCGCGCGGGGATAGAGAGCGGCAGCGTGGGCGGCTGGTTTGGCGCAGGCGTTGCCGCGCTGGATGCGGCGGCGGAAAGTTTGGGCAACGGCGCGGCGGCGGTGCAAACGCTGACCGCATTTGTGGCGGCAAGGAGAGACGGCGCATGAGCATCAACGGCATTTTGGTTTACATCACGCAGGACGGCGACCGCTGGGACACCATCGCCCACCAGCATTACGGCAACGCGCTGGCGATTAACCGCCTGATTGCCGCCAACCCGCATCTGCCGCTTGCCGAGCAGTTTGCCAGCGGCTTGACCGTGTTTGTGCCTGTGGTGCGGCAGAGCGAAACGCAGCGGCAGGATTTGCTGCCGCCGTGGTTTGAAAATTAACAGATTGGAGCGCACACCATGTTAGACAGCCTATTAGACCGCCTTTCAGACAGCCTGAAAAAACCTTTGCCCGCGCCGCCGCCCACATCGCACCCTGTTACCCGTCCTAACTTTGTGCTGACCTACGAGCAAAAAGACATCACCGCCAGCGTAGAGCCGTATTTGCTGTCGTTTAGCTACACCGATTACTTGGGCGAGCAGTCGGACGAATTGCAACTGCATTTTGAAGATGTGGACGGGCGTTGGCTGCGCTCATGGTTTCCCGAACAAGGCGACAAACTCAGCCTAGGCTGCGGCGACCAGTTTACAGGCTTAATCAACTGGGGCAGCTTTGAGCTGGCAGAAATTGAATGGCAGCGTAATCAGCAAGGCGGCGATGTGGTATCGCTCAAAGCCTTGTCCACAGGCATTCGCCACGCCAATCGTACCTTGCAGCCCAAAGCCTACGAAAACATGATGCTGGCGGATATTGTGAACGTGATTGCCGCGCGGCTGAAACTCACGGTTTCAGGCAGCATCAAGCCCATCAAAATCCAACGCATCACGCAGTATCAAGAGCGCGATGTGGAGTTTCTGGCTCGGCTGGCAAAGCAATATGGGCACACGTTTAAAATTGTGGACAAAAAATTGGTGTTTACCCGCAACGATGCGCTCTCGCAGCAAGAAGCGGTGCTGGTGATACAGCCTGAAAACCTGCTTTCCATTCGCCTGCGCGATTTGATTAAAGGCACGCCCGATAAGGCGGTGGTAAAAGGCTACGATGCGAAAAAGAAACGCGCCATTCGCGCCGAGCGCAAAACCCAACCGCTGCGCGGCAAAGCCAAACGGCACACTTCGGGCGACACGCTGAAAATCACGGCCAACAAGGGCGAGAGCCAAGCCGAAACCAACGCCCGCGCCGATGCCGCCTTGCAAGACGCGCAAGAGGAACGCTGCGCGGGCAACATCACGCTGTTTGGCAATGCGCTGCTGGTGGCGGGGCAAGTGATTGAATTGCAGCGCATGGGTAAATTTAGCGGACGCTATCTGGTGAAACAGGCGCGGCATGATTACAGCAAATCGCGCGGTTATATCACGGATTTGGAAATCAAAATGGTTGAATATATTGCAGAAGAAAGTGAACACAATGATGCGCCAGCCCAGCCATAACTTCGCCGCCACCTTGCAATTTGGCACGGTTGCTGCCGTAGATGCCAGCCGCCACGCGCTGCGCGTTACCCTGCCCGCGCTGGAAAACCTGCAAACCGATTGGCTGCCGATGCTCACGCTGGCGGCAGGCGGCAATCAGTTTTACAGCCTGCCCGATGTAGGCGAGCTGGTGGTGTGCCTGTTGGACGCGCAGGGCGAAAGCGGCGCGGTGCTGGGCGCAATCTACAACGACGCCGACCCTGCGCCCGCCAGCCATGCCGATTTGCACGTTTTGCAGTACAGCAACGGCACACGCATTGAGCACGACCGCCGCACGGGCGATGTGTTGGTGAAAACCAGCGGCAAAGTGTTGGTGCAAGCCAGCGCAGTTACGATTGACGCGCCCACTACCACGACCACAGGCAATCTGCTGGTGCAAGGCAGTTTTACCTACCAAGGCGGCATGATGGGTAGCGGCGGCGCAGGCAATGCCGCGCAAATCAACGGCAATATCAGCATCACGGGTAATGTTGAAGCGGGCGGCAATATTGACGCAGGCGGGGAGATTACGGGGGCGAAGGTGAACGAGCGTTAGTGGCGGTAACGCAACAGAGTAAAAATATCATGCTTGACGGGCGTAGAACTGCACTTTATCTTGGCTATCTGATGCAGGTTGCAACAGCGTTGCAAAAATTATCAATTACATATACATAGAAAGACTGAATCATGAATACACAAACAATTCAATGGCAAAGAAAACACATTGCTTATGCTCTACAAAAAATATTTGAAGAGCAAAGATTAGGTGTTAATTTAGACATCAATTCAATTAATTCCGAATTTAAAAATGAAAATATTTCTAATATTATTGAGTTGATTCGGTTGTGGCTTACAAAAAAAGATGATAACGACTTACTAACAAATGATAAGTCCCCCTATAACTATAATTTCTGTAATCAAATAAACAACCCAAATACTTATTCACATATCCAATATATGTGTGGATTGTTGTGTAAATTGGTTATAGGAACCATTGTAAACAAACCTGTAATAGGAAGCATGCCTTTTAAGGATGCAGTTACAGAGTTAGAAAATAGATACGACCAACTTAATTACTACGCCAACCCTTACAATTAGTCATTCCCTAAATAAATTCTCAAATTACTTATTCGTAAAGCAACAATAATTCATTGCAATCCGTTTCTTGCAGCCGCGCAAGTTCCTGACATCAGGCACTTTGCGCGGCGTTTTTTAATCCGCATTAAAAGCTGCAGGCAGCCTGAAACCCTATCATGCCCGCATGACTACCCCCACCCCACGTTCCCAACATTGGCAACTCGCCCCCAACGGCACGGGCATCACGCAAGGCGCGGACGACATAGATTTGTGCATTCGCCATATTTTGTCCACGCGCAAGGGCAGCGATGTGCTGCGCCCCGATTTTGGCTCCAACCATTTTGATTATTTGGACACGCCCGAGGACGTGTTCCGCCCCAATGCGGTGCGCGAAATTGTGCTGGCGATTCAAACTTGGGAGAAGCGGGCGGTGGTGGAGCGCGTGTTGTTTAGTGGCAGCGCACCGCACATTCAAATGCGGGTGCAATGGCGCATCGCCGCTGGATTGAATGGCGCATTGTCGCCCAGCCCCGTTTACACCACAGGATTAGCCGCAGGATTGAACTAATGAGCGTTACCGAATTAAGCCGCGAAGCCGTAAAGATTGTGGACGACAGCCCCGATACGGTGCTTGCCGAGATGATTGCCGATTACGAGCAGCGCACGGGCAAAACCTTGCAGCCTGCCCATATTGAACGGCTGCTGATTAACACCTTTGCCTACCGCGAGACCCTGCTGCGCGCGCAGATTAACGAGAGTTTCCGCCAGCAGCACCCGCGCTTTGCCACGGGCTTGATGCTGGATTTGTGCGGCGATGATGTGAACACGCCGCGCCTAAATGCGTCTGCCGCGCGTTGCACGTTGCGTTTTGCTGCTGCCGATTTCCATAGCGAGGTCAATATCCCTGTCGGCACGCTGGTGGGCGCGGGCGATGTGCTGTTTGCCACCATTGAACAAGGGCAGCTGACTGCGGGGCAGCCTGAAACCGCGTTGCTGGCGGAATGCACCACCACGGGCACACGCGGCAATGGCTGGTCTATCGGGCAAATCAATGCGCTGCAAAGTCCGCTGGTGGGCGCGGCGCAAATCAGCGCAGCCAATATCAGCGTGCCCACGGGCGGCGCGGAAGTGGAAAGCGACGAAGCCTACCGCGAGCGCGTGCTGCTTGCGCCCGAAAGTTTCAGCGTGGCGGGCAGCGTGGGCGCGTATCAATACTGGGCGCGGGCGGTATCGCCTGCAATTTGCGATGTGCACGTGACGAACGCGATGGATACATCGGGCAACCCGATTGGCGGCACGGTGGCGGTAACCGTTTTAACCAAAACAGGTGCGCCGACCGCCGAGCTGATTAGCCAAGTGCAGCGCGAATTGTCGGGCGAAACCAAACGCCCGCTGTGCGATACGGTGCTGGTTTACGCGCCGAAAGTGGTGGACTACACCGTCAACGCCGATTTGGTGCTGTTTACAGGCGCAAACGCCGCCGAAACCAAAGCCGCCGCCGAAGCCGCATGGGCAGCATTTGAAGCCGAGCGGCGGCAGAAGCTCGGGCGCGACATTGTGCCGCTGGATATTTCAGGCTGCCTGAAAGTAGCGGGCGTGTACAACGTCATCCTGCATTCGCCCGCCCACACCATCGTTGCGCCCAACCAATGGGCGCGCTGCACCGCGCTCAATCTGCGCGTGCTGCCCGAGCAGCAGGACGGTTAGCCATGAAATTGAGCTACGCCCAAATCATTGAGCGCGACCAGCGCTACAAAATCCTTGCCGATTTAGGCTTGCGGCTGTCGCTGCTGGACACGCCCAAGCTGATGCCGCGCTTGGTGGATTTGCTCGCCCCCGAACATCTGATTTTGCTGGCAGAAAGCCGCAGCATCTTGAACGAAGACGGCTACTGGTTGGCTGAAAGCGACAGCGCACGCCGCCGTTTGATTAAAGGTGCGTATGAGCTGCACCGTAAAAAAGGCACACCGTGGGCAATCCGCGAGATTGTGCGGCGGCTGGGCTTCGGGCAGGTAGAACTGATTGAGCGCATGGGCAATAAAACCCATAACGGCGAAATCCGCCGCGACGGGCGGTACAGCCACGGGCACAGCGACCGCTGGGCGCACTACCGCATCATCATGAACGCCCCGATTACCAACGACCAAGCCGCGCTGCTGCGGCGCACCCTTGCCGCCTTTGCCCCCGCCCGCTGCGTACTTGCCGCGCTGGACTACCAAACCGCCAGCCTGCGCCACAACGGGCAAGCCACGCGCGATGGCGCGTTTAACCGTGGCACGGCGTAGGCTGAAAACGCAAACGCCCCAATCATCAAGGAAAACACATGGCAAACCTTAAAGAAACCGCCTTTTGGGAAGAAGGCATCTACCAGTTTGAGACCACCGACCCCGTGCTGGGCGGCGAAAACGGCATAGACAACAAACCCACGCGCCAACTCGCCAACCGCACCGTTTGGCTCAAACAAGAGCTAGAAGCCGCGCAGCAAGCCCAAAAAAGCCGCCAAATTACCGCAGGCGCAGGACTAATCGGCGGGGGCACACCGTCCCCCCCCCCCAGCACTGCGCCGGGCAACCCGCCCCCGCCTTCCGGCCGCCACC